GTATTAATCAATTACCAGCCAACATTGCAGGTATAAATGTATTAGCAGTAACAACTAAAACCTTTAGCATTACAATTAGCACAATTAGTAGTAACAATGAAATAGCAAGTATACAAACAGCTATAACCGCAGCATTACAAGATTTATTTGCAAATTATGAGCCTTACATATCCGCAATAGATGTAACAAATGCACGTAAAGATTTAATTGATACGCAAGAAATCAATGGAGTGGTATATTCTACAGCCAAGGCACTTGGAGCAACTGTCGGAAGTATTACACTTTTTGAAATTGCCTCAGGCAATGCATCCACAATTACTAAGTATTTGCTGGATAAAGACGAACTAGCAACGCTTGCAAGCGTAGATTATGTTTAATAAATTAATTAGATTATTATTGCCAGAATCTTGGTTTTGGCAATCCAGCACAAGCGAGCTAGTCAAGCTATGGGATGTAATTGCTAGCACAGCAGATAATGCTAAAAACTATCTATTAAATACTGTTAGAGATGCAACTATTGCAACTACTCAAGAGCTTGACAAATGGGAAGAGGAGCTTAATTTGCCATTTAATAGTACGCTGACAGAACAAGAGCGTAGAAATCGTATTACAGGTAAATTACTGCAAAATAACAACGGCAGTATAAATAGCATACAAACTAAATTACAAGCGTATGGTTTTAATTTATTTGTGCATAGTCCATATCAAAGTGGCAGTTTAGTAAATCCAGCAACTTATTTAGCTACAGCAAGTACAGAGCCAGATTTAATCAGTTACGGTAGCGAGGATGGAGTACATGGTTTTGAAAATGCTGTACTTGGCTACCAATTCCAACAACCGAAAGGCTACCCACTTGTAAATATTGACTATAAAGTGCAGAGCTTTGCAATAACTTATGGTGGTGAATGGGCGTATTGTGGCTTTGAAAATGCTGTGCATGGTTATAGAGAAGCACCTGGAATTATCACGGAGCAACGCATACAATACGCTTTACCTACTGACGCAAAACAATATCAATATTTTATTTATATCGGTGGTTCACAGTTTGGAGACTTTGAAAATATTAGCAAGGCTAGACGTAACGAGCTAGAAGAGCTATTATTGCAGATAACGCCTTGCCATATCTGGCTGGGCATGTTAATAAATTACACTTAAATTATGGCAGTTACACCACAGGATTTAGACAACACAAACGCGGCAATAACAGCAACTAGTCCGTATGGCACTGGGAAAGATAGTTCTGCACCTGAAACGCTGGATGGCACACCTATAAAAGCAAGCACATACAATCAAAACAACAACGGTTTAAATGTTGCTTTATTGCGAGCAGCAGGAATTATACCCAGCGGTATAGTAGATAACGCTGATGTTTCACAAGTTGCACAAGCCATACAATCTGCTATTGCTAAAGGTAATTTAGTAGAGGATTTAACGCAAGCAGGAACGCCAAACACAATAGTTTTATCAAGTTTTAGGGATGCAGGTAACACTTACAACTTAACCCACCCAGTTGCAGTATTACAAGACAAGCAACAATTTAGATTTGTTGCAGCACAAACAAATACTAGCAGTTCAGCAACTTTACAGGGTTCACAATTACTAGTTGCTAAAAATATAATTGGAATACAAGCTGGTGATATATCAGCAGGTACTTTATACATTGCAACTTACAATGCTGCTACTGATGATTTTACTATCAAACCAGAGATATTTGTACCAGTTCAAGATAACATCTTAGACAATGGAGATTTTACCATTGCACAACGTGGTACTAATTTTACAGCAGCTACAACTTTTACAAATCTAGATGGCAACCATACGCTTGACCGTTGGAAAGTAATAGATTCTAGAGCAGGTTCAGATGTTGTTGATATTACACAAACAACGCTTGCTAGCGAATTGCCAGCAGGAGCAAGAGCAGCTATAAAGTTAGTACACCAGAGACAAAACGAACAAGCCGGGATTGTTCAATATATAGATTATGACACTACACGTACGTTATTAAATCAAGATACATCTTTATCTTTTGAATTATATAATTCAGATTCAGTTACACGTAACTTTAGAGCTGCCATTTTGACTTGGCAAGGTACAGTAGACGATATGCCAAACGACCCAATCAGCACATGGCAAACAGCAGCAAATTTAGGTTTTGCGACTAATTTTGCCACAGAAAACACTACAACAACATTACCAGCTAATGCGACTAGCTGGAACAGATTCACAATTAAGGGCGTAAATATAGACACAGCCAGCACTAACAATCTAGCAGTTGTAATATGGACTGATGAAGAAATGTCAAATGGCTACGAATGGAGAGTTACTAAAATTAAGCTAGAACAATCTAGTATATGTACAGCTTGGAAAGCTAAAACCTTTCAAGAGGAATACATTTCTTGCCGTGATGTCTTTAAAAATACAAATTTACCAGAATTTTATATTTTAACGACCGATTCAGCAATTCAGATTCAGCGTAAAACAATTAGATTTGACACTTTGATGAGCAGAATACCAACAATTACTTATGTTCCTTTAGACAATCCAACTGGCATTACTGTAGCTACTATTGCAATCAATCAAGAGGGCGTGGAAGTTGGCTTTACTGGTACGGCAGCCAACTATATAGAGTTTTTGTGGTACGTAAGTTCAGAGTTATAAAATGAGTGATTATAACTACTACATAAGATTAAACGCTGATAGCTTAATTACTTATGCTTATGTTAAGCCACGCAATCAAGAAAAAGAAGATGCAGGCGATATACCATACAAAGTAAATCAGGGTAAATACTGGGAGTTAACAAGCGATATATACAACCAATACAACGAATACAAATGGAAGTATATAGCTTACGCAGACCCAGACCTAGAAGAGCAGACAGAGCCAAGTCTGGCATGGTGGAAAAATGACTTGCTAGAGAAGTGCAAAGATTATTATTTAAATAATCAAAGTATTAGACAATGCACAATTACTAGAGCAGATCTACAGCCAGTTAATTACCCTATTAACAGAGATAGTGTTACAGATGCAAATAACACCACTAGCAGTGGAGTAGATTATGTATACAAAGATGAGGCTACAGGACAAGATATAGATTTAACTAACACAGAAATTACATCCATCTTTAAATTTATAAATAATATAGCAATTACTAACAAGCAACATTATGTAGAGCATAAGCGAACTATTAACGCACTTACTAGCAATATTAGTTATGATTACACTACAAACTATTTAGTTAATCAGGTGATTAATTTAGATGCAAATTAAAGCAGATTTTAAAGAAATCAAAAAGCTAGAGAACTTTTTAGATAAGTTTAATAGAACAGGTGTAAAATACGCAACACGCAACACATTAAATACTCTTGCGTTTGATGTACGCAAGCAAGCACAAGGATTTATCCAAGATAACTTTATAAATCGAAATAAATGGACTGTTAACAGCGTGCAAGTCAATATGGCTAAAGGCTTTAATATTGACAACATGCAATCAGAAGTAGGAAGCACGCAAGGTTACATGGAATTACAAGAGGTTGGAGGACGTGCAAAGCCGGAAAAAGGAACACATTTACCCATCCCTACACTTACAGCGAGAATTGCTCGTCAAAATAACAGATTGCGTTCTAGAACGCACAAGCTAAGTAATATCATTTTAAGAGATAAGAGAAAATTAGCTTTTATAGCAAACAAACGCCAGCGAGCAATAGGCATTATAGAGAATGCTAAACGCAATAACTACAAGCATTTTTACTTAGATTTAGGCAATGTAAAAGGTATTTTTACATTGAAAAATGATAAGTTAAGAATGATTTATAGTTTGCAATATCTTTTTAGAAAAATCCCAGCTACACATTGGCTTAGTAAGTCAAGCGATAAAGTTGCAAATACCGCTCTAGATATCTACAATATGCAGTTAAATAAACAAATTGACCGTATAATTTTTTAATTATGACAATTTTAGAAAGACCAACTATTGAGCCTTACACGCTTCTAGAATCTATTCCGTTAGATACAGATATCTCGGCTAAAAGATATAGAGGCTATCGTGGCAATACGACAGGAGATGTAATTATAGTGAACGAGAATGGCACTGAAGTTATTGCTGCTGTGATTGAGGGTGCTGAATATAGCCATGCTTTCGTAAAAATGGTTAAAAGTGGTGGCACAGGTGAAATTTTAGGATGTAAATAATGCTAGGATTAGGGTTAGCTTTAGCATTAAAAGAAAATAGGCTTGAAAATGCTGTTGGTGTATGGATTCTTGCTGGTGCGTTTTGGAGCGACATTGGTGTTTGGGAAGACGCAGCAACTTGGAATGATTAAAATATTATGGCAACGATACAAACCGTTAATAATGGCGATTCTGGCTTAACAGCTAGAACAAAAATAAACACTAACGATGCTAATATAAACGTAGCATTAATAGCAGCAGAATCATTATTAGTAACTAATAATCCATCACTTGATGATTTGCAGAAAATCACAGATGCTATAGTAGCCATACAAGCTACTTTAGCTGTAGATGATGCGAACTATGACACGCTGCAAAAAATTGTTGATAAATTAAAAATAGCAGAAACTAAACTAGCTACTATTGAAGAAAATGCACAGGTAAACGTGCAAGCAGATTGGAATGAAAGCGACAATACTAGCGATGCTTTTATAAATAACAAACCAACACTGGGTACAGCTTCTAGCAAAGACGTAGGCACTGCTATAGGCAATGTGCAAGAAAATGGTGCAATTTTAGCTAATTCACAAACTGTAGAAACTGATGCTGCAGGTAAGTTTATTACAGCTCCTAAAAACACAGCTTACAATAAAAACTTTGGAACAACTGCTACAGACGTTGCAACTGGTAATGCTTCATATTTAAAAGCCGACACTTACACGCAAACAGAAATTGATAATGCTTTAGCAACAAACTCTACTAATGACCGAGCTAGAGCAAACCACACTGGAGAGCAAGCTATAGCTACAGTTACAGGCTTGCAAACAGCTTTAGATGCTAAAGAAGTTTCAGCGAATAAAGGCGTGGCAGGTGGTTATGCAAGTCTAGATGGCAATGCTCAAGTGCCATTATCACAAATACCTTCATCTGCCAAAAGTTCAAAAGTTGTAGCAGATATTGCAACTAGAGATGCTATTGCTAGTGCTGATAGATTTGAAGGTTTACGTGTACATGTATTAGATGCAAGTGCAGACAGCACTGTTACTAGCGGTAGTGCTGGTTATATTCTTAAAAGCGGTTTAGCTAATACTGATTGGGAAAAAACTTACGAATCAGAAAGCCTTGATATAGATTTAAGCATTTATTTCAATAAAACGACTGATACAACTGATGATATTAATGAAGGTGCTGCAAAATTCACTACACAAGCAGATATTGATAAATTAGCTGGTATTGAGGCAAACGCAACAGCAGACCAGACAGATGCAGAAATTAAAACAGCTTATGAAAGTAATGCTGATACAAATGCATTTACTGATGCAGAGCAAACTAAGCTTACAGGTGTAGAAGTAGGTGCAACAGCTAATAGCACAGATGCAACTTTATTAGATAGAGCAAATCACACAGGAACTCAAACATTATCAACCATTGCAGATGCAGGATTATTAGCTGCAAAAGATACTATTGCGACTAGCGATGTAGATAATAATGCAATTACTACTGCAAAAATACAGCAATTTGCTAGTAAAAGTGTTGTAGGGCGTACAAGTGCAGGGACTGGTGATGTTGAGGAAGTAGATATCCCAACTACTTTAAAAGCAGATTTAAATTTAACTAGTGGTGATGTAGGGTTAGCAAATGTTGACAACACAAGTGATACTAATAAACCAATCTCTACAGCACAACAAACCGCTTTAGATGGCAAACTTACCAAAGCTAGTAATTTATCAGATGTAGCACAAAGACAAACGGCTTTAAACAATTTGACTGATGTCGGAGCGGCACTAAATGGGCATGTTTTGACAAAAGACACAGCTACAGGTAATGCTATTTTTAAAGCTCCAGCAGGAAGTTCTGCACCAAACACTTTAGTATACAACAATTATTTTGACGGAACTTCTACGCAAATTTTGTATGTATCTTCAACCATGGAGTTCAGGTGGGACGGCAGTAACAAGCAGTATCAATATTATCCAAAATTTGCAGGCTGGCACGATGCAAGCTATATGCTTGCCAAAGGAAATTCAATATATGTCTCCACAGACGATATCGCCAGCACCCACAATCAATGGTTCTATTTTACGAATGGCGGGACTTTAAACGCTACTTTTAACTTTGTAGCTTACGGCTCGCTTGCACATTTAGCTGTAACCCCAGAGGGCTTTAACCCCAGTTATCCCAGCTTCTACATAGTAGCAGGCCACGGAAATTCAAATTCTGTGTGGTGTAAAATTTACAAAAATAATTAATATTATAATGTCTATAAAATATTTTTTCCTGTTCGATAATGATGGAAAACAGAAAACGTACGCCGACGACATAAAAGGCTTAGAAGACTTAGGAGCATGGGTAGAGTATATCGGCGATTTTGACCCAGCGAAAGATTTAGCACGTTTAGTAAATAGTGCAGTAGTTATTGATAAAAATGCTAACATTGCTAAACGTACTCTAGATAAAAACAAGCGGATTAAAATAAAAGAATTAATTGCTGATTCTAATCAAGCAAAAAAAATTACTATAAAAAACGGCAAAACTTTAGTAATTGCACACGACACGACAGAGCGTGATATATTTTTAAAATTAATTGAGGATGTAAGTAATTTAAGCTCGACGCAAGGTGCTGCATTTATATACGAACAACAAACTGATTCAGGCAAATTAGCTTTACGAATACTGCCCGAGATAGCAACGTATATTTTTAAAGATTTGTTTGTAGCGACTTTAAACAATCCACAGCAAACTAAGGTAAATTCTAGGGTTCACAACAAAACAACAGTCTATGAATTGGCGTTAGAAAATATCAATAACGCTACAATACAAGCAGAATTAGATGCAATCACATGGGCATTTATAAATCCACTAGGAATAGTTATTGATGTAAACGTAAAAGCTAATGAGATGCTAAACGATGCGACTGTATCAGATGTTGCAAAAGTAGCTATAAATGCAGCTAAAGACCCTACAACTGGTGAAATACATTTAGTTAAAACACTGCAAGAGTTGGCAGCCGATAGCTAATAATATGTGATGCTAAAAGATTGTTTAATACTGTTGCATGTAAAACGTACAGATAGAGCAATAATACCACGCATTATCCAGATTGGTTCTTGGTTGCAAATTTTCAGCGAGCGTTTTAAGCATGTAGGTATAAAACAAGCATATAGAGATGCTAAAAACTACAACGTAAACCACACAGCTCTTGTTTATTGCGAGAATGACGTATACAAAGTGTTTCAAGCAAATAGAGCTAACAATGTACATGTATTGCTTTTAAGCGATTATTTAGTAAATACGAAAGCCCAGATATACGCTTCTATACATTATGATGCAGAGTACACACTAGAGAGCAAAGAGATGCTTTTAAAATGGATAAATATTTATAAAAAGAAAGTTAAGTATAATATTTATTTAGCATTTTTAGCATGGCGACCTGTCCGTAAATTATTCCCTTTATTGTTTAAAAATAAAAAGCTAGAACGCCACACGCTTTGCAGTGACATAGTAATCAGGCTTTTTGAAAAAGTTTTTAAACAAGATATAAAAGACTTTTTAGCAACTACACAAATATCTTTTTTTCCAGAAAATCATAGCAACGCTCCATGGCGGATATTCTTTGCAACGTGTCGTAAAGAATATCACGATTCACGCCAAAATTTGACAAACACAAGAATTATTGATAGTAAAGAGGATATTGTAAAAAAACTATTAAAATAATTATTATGTTCGGATGGTTTAGCAAGCTGGCAGGAAAATCAGATTTATTAGATAAAGTAGCCACAGGTGTAGATGCTCTTATTTTGACGGATGAGGAGCGTGTTAAATACAATTTAAAAAAACAAGAGTTATATTTAGAGCTGGAAAAAGAAGTAAACAAGCAATGTTTACCGCGTGCATTGACTCGCAGATACATTGCTTTAATAATAACTATACCTTACATAACTATAGTTATTATTAAATGCCTGATAGAATTTGCCAGTGCCTTTGGAATTATAAATGCTGTAGATTTAAACAGTGTAAATATCACTCTAGAAGCTCTTACAATGCCGTTTACAAGCATAATTATATTTTATTACGGCACACATGTTTTAAGTGCAATTAAAAAATAATGGAAATCAAAACAGCTACAGTAGCAGCATTATCAGCAAGTAGTCTCACAGCTTGGTTGCATGAAAATCTCAACAGTGAAGCAGCTTTTTTGGTAGTGGGTATCAGCACAATTCTAGGCTTAATCTTTGCAATTATATACTACCACAACAGACAATCTACACTTATTGCAAGTGTTGGATTAATAGTGGCTATGTTTGCATTTTTACCAACTTACACTCATATTTCAAAATATTTAGCAACTACAACAGCTTTTTTTGCAAGTTTATTTATAGCGTTTATAACGCCTTTCATACTTGTATATCTAGTAAATTCAAGTATTATTAAAAAAATAGGCTTGCTTTTAGAAGAAGCTATATTACAAAAGGTTAAAAAAATATTGCAAATTAAATGATAGAGATACATTACTGCCTGATGGCTACATGCTGTCTGCTGTGGATTTATTTAAATAGCGACACAATATCTTTGCAATGGCATAACAAGCAAAGAGGTGTTAATTTTTGGCTGAACGTGTTTTTAATGGGTAACGCATCTATTCTTGCTTTTATGTTGGTTACCGAAGTAATGTATAATGTTGTGTTTGCATACAATCACTTTGTTTTTGTAGTTGCAAATTTATTTACGTTATACACGATACGCAAAGTTTTAAGACGTATGCAATTAAAAAAATGTGGTAAAGACTTTCACAGAGACACGTGCAATAAACAAGCAATAGCACGTGGTAAACAAAGTTTCTTAAGATTTTTACATACTTAAATAAAACACACTAAAAGTATTGTAAATCTATAATAAATATATTATAATAATCTCCAACAACAACAACATAAATGGAGATAATTATGAATATAAGCCTAACTCAGTCTATACACTTAGCAAAATCTGCTATCAATTCTAATAATATTTACGCTCTTGAGAGAGCATTAAAAGTTGTAGAATATTATCTGTGCACAGTTTGCAACAATGAATATTTAAACGCTAAATACTCATTAGTTTTGTCTTACTTTGCAAGGAAATTAGAATCTAAACTGATGGGGCTAGCAAATGACTAACAACGATTTAATAGCTCTATTAAAAGCTGGCAAAGTAGATGAATTTAATCAATTTAGGAAAGAGAATCCAGATGTTCAAATAGATTTACCCTTTCGTGATTTAAGGGGTGCTGATTTAGATGGTGCTGATTTAGAAGATGCGAATTTAGCTTCTTCTGATTTAAGGGGTGCTAATTTAGATGGTGCAAATTTAAGAGTTACTTATTTAGAAGATGCGAATTTAGCAGGTGCGAATTTAAGTGGTGCTAATTTAGATGGTGTTATTTTAGCAGGTGCGAATTTAAGTGGTGCTAATTTAAGCTATACTAATTTAAGAGCTTTTTGTTTAAAGCGTGCGAATTTAGCAGGTGCGAATTTAATGTGTGCTAATTTTAGCAATGCTATTCTACATTGCGAGGGTGCAGATTTTAGAGGTGCAGATTTACGTGGTGTTAATTTACAAGGTACTGAGATGAAAGATGCTATTTTAGATGGTGCTATCTTTGATAAACAACAAATATCAATGTTGCCAGAATTACTTGGAATTGAAGTTGTAGAGGATTAAAATGATACTTTCAATTTTTATAGTGACAATCGGATTACTAATTTACCGTGTTCAAGCCCATGAACATGCGAAATGGGTGAAAATGCAAAAAGGTTTGGCGGAGATTGAGATAAAAAAGCAAAAATATCTCAGAGAATTATACGAAATAAGAGCAAATAGTGAAGGAGATATAAATGAAGAGCTACCAAAGATACAAGCTCTCTTTGGCAAGTATGAATCAATGAATGGGTGTGGAAAATGAGTAAAGCTATAGATATAGCAACTAAGCTAATTAAATTAAATGAGGGTTTAAGACTAGAAATTTACACTTGCGATGCTGGCTTTAAAACCTTCGGATTTGGCACTAATTTAGAAGTGCTAGAAGGGAATACTAATAAAATAATAGATGAGATAAATAATTTTGAGCAAGTTAAAGAAACTTTGGCAGTGGATTTGATGCAACGTGAAATTATTAATTGTAACAAAGCGTTAAAGACTCAAAAGTGGTTTACTGATGACTTGAGCCACTTTCAACAAGCTATAATTCTAGATTTAGCGTACAATATGGGTGTATCTGGTGTGCTTGTATTTAACAACATGATTAAAGCTATTAAGCAACGCAATTATGGTATAGCATTTGCAGAAATGTTAGATAGCAAATATCATTATCAGATGATTTGTTTTGGTTATGCTGACGAGTTAGCAGATGCAGGTGTTGATAAAAGCGATAGAACAGAGGTGTTTTCATGGTACAACGATTTACAGCAAGACACTAAACAATTAAGAAGTTTATCTAATGCTGTTAGTTTGCAGTTTGATACGCCCTTAGGCAAATATAAAGAGCTATTTTAGTTGTGGCTATATCTTTCTACCCACTTATTAAAAGAGCTTTAAAAAAGGAGCTTAGGAACGCTTCAGAGGTAAAATTAGACGGTAAAGGCATAATTATAAGTGATGTGCATTTATTGGCATACATTAGCTCATACAGCAAAGCTCATAAAACCTTGGTATATACACTTCAACACTATCACAACCAAGGCTATTGGCTTGGAATTGATGGCGATTTTTTGGATTTGTGGGTAAATAATGAGCAAAAAATAATACAAGCTCCACACAACCGTAAGTTGTTGGAGCTGGTATATAAAATGTGTAAATTTATAACACTTGGCAATCACGACCCTAAGTTAAAATTATTAAAAAAATATTGTAACCCTGATATTATAATAGCAAAAAGTTTAAAATGGAATAACACGCTCATTACTCATGGGAATTGTGGGGAATTGACAGAGTATTTAAGTTGGCTTGGTAGTGTTAGTATTTATGCTGTTAGATTTGCAAGTTTCTTGCAAAGGAAAAAAATGCTCCCAGCGTTACCGAGAACCGCAAACGATATTAGTAGAAAGCACTGTAATAATTTGCATAAAGCACAGTCAGAGCTAGGCATTAATTTAATTTGCGGACACACTCACAATCCACGCATTGAACGTGTTATCCACCATGTAAACACTGCAAATAACAAACTTATAACTGGCAGTTATTATGCAAATACTGGCTGTTGTAGCTTCTTAGACGGCTCTATCAGCTTTATAGAGCTAGATGTTAAGAACAACATACCTACTTTAGTTAAAGTAGATAAAGATTTAAAAGTAGAAAAAACTTATGGATAGCAAGACATATTACTACCCAGAGCAAAAAAACGAATTAAGCACGTATATAAATGGACATGTTAAGCTCTTAGCAAATGATTTTAATAAAATTTTTACAGTCACTATACAGGAAAAAAAACCTCCGAAGACTTGGCCACAGTGCAGAGGGTGGCATAGGATACTAGGTATTATTGTGAACTTGCTGAATGAACATAATGTAGACAACAAATTCTGGAAGTTAGAGCATGTAAAATACTATGTTAAACGTGCTATAGAATACGGTGAATACCGTTTAGATACATTTATACCTAAAAGCTTTGCAGATGCTACTAAACAAGAAGCAATAGACATAATTACTAAGACACAAGAATTTGCAGTAGATGAGCTAAACATGGAGCGTGAGGCAGTAAAGCTTACAAGTGCAGAACAACAAGCATTTAAGGACTACTATAAAAAATATGCATAAACTAATACTTACCATGTGTGCTATCACGTTTAGCACACTAGCACACGCTGATGTAAAGCAAAAAGGGTATCATAATTGGTGCAAATGATGAAAGATAAAATCTATTTTATTGCAGATAAGAAAAAAAACGAAGCATTACTGCCGTTAAAGCCTTTTTTTTCGTTAGATTCAGCGGAAAAGAAAGTAAAGCGGTTGGCAAAAGCGATACAAATTAGAAAAAAATCTGGGTTATCATATATTGATAGAGAGTATGAAGTTTGGGAGTTTGATTTAGATGAAAAATGCACACGGTCAACATAAAGCCCTTATCTGTAAACGAGGCTTGGCAAGGTCGCAGGTTTAAAACTCCAGCATATAAACGATATGCACAAGAGCTTAATATACTATTGCCACAGATAAAGTTCCCAGAGCCTCCCTTTACAGTTATATACCATGTTTTTTATAGCAGCAAGGCTAGCGACATAGACAACTTTTTAAAAGCGTTTAATGACTGTCTGCAGAAAAAATACAACTTTAATGATAACTTGATTTACCACAGTAGACAAACTAAGCACATTGTAAAAAAAGGTGCAGAAAAAATACAATTTAGTATTAAGCCTTTTGTGCCAGATGAGAATCAACAACTGATTGCATTGCTTGATGAAGCTATTAATTATGCTAGCAAATCAAACGATGCAAAAGAATTTATTGTTAAGTGTGAACATTGGCAACAGCAAATACAAGAATTAAATGCTCTCTAACTTTGAGAAGTCCTACAAG